GATAGACGCTGCCGACTTTAAACATCTCATGCTTAGGTATGAGATTATATTATTGGGAGGATTACTCCTGATATTTTTACCCATATTGAATATGATGGGTTATTTACATGTAGATTCCGACACCTTCTGGATATTGGCAGGGATTGTCATAAGTGCAGAAGCAGTGTTGGAAATCTTCAACGAAAGGAGGAAGAAAAATGGAAAAGAGTGAAAATGTGATGAACGAAATTGTGAATGCAGCAGAACGTCTAGGGATGTCTGCTGATGACGCTGTTACTAAGTTTGACAGCATCATGGAAAAAACGGGTGTGGACCCTACTTCAAACGAACCTTTGGCTGTAAACCTGTGGAGACAGTATTACGCTAATGCAATGGCTATGAAGAAAAGAAACGAAGCGACCAACGCTAGTGGTGGTGAAGGAGAGACTGGTGGCAGTAACTCCTTCTACAAGACTGCTAGGGGTTTCTTCGTAACTTCAGAGACACCGTTTGACCTGCAAGAAAGCAACAGGAAGAAGGCTGTCGCTGCTTACGAGCGTGACTCTTCTGATGCCTATAATGATGGTATCGTTGCAATTGCAGTGGCAGATGGAGATTCGTATGAGATTAAGCAAACCTACCGTGGTGAGGAAGTAACGAAGGTTCTACCTTCTCTTCCCGCTAACCACGTTGAGGTGAGTGAGGGAACCTACGTCATACCTCTAGATACTGCTGACTATGACTGGAATAAGGCAAAGTTCGGCAAGCCGCTACCCAAGGAAGGTTGGCAGTGGCAAGGTGTCTTCATAGGTGAGGTCGATGGTAACATGGGGAAGTATTTCTTCTCCTACCGAAAGCCAGCATCTAAGGACTTTACACCACGAGCATTTGAGTGGTTGACCTTTAGTTGCACACTCAACTCAAACAACCCAGCCAAGATACACGGCGCGACATCTAGAACACTAGATTCGCTAGAGTATAGTGAAGAGGTTGGAGAGAGCATTGGTGAGAGCATGCAAGACCTTCTGATGGAATACTCAGAAGACAACTACAGTCCACTAGTGGATTTGGAGACTGCTCACAACAACATGGATGAGAAGGACTGGGGAGACAAGTTCGTGTTTACTGATGGAACTGTTAGTAACATCTTGATGAACGTGTCCGAGACAACAGGTAACAGAGTTATACTGTTGGATGACCTTACCATGTTCGGTGCTGGTGAATTCAACTACGATGAAGACCAACCAACCACAGTTACATGCTGGACCCCTGAGAGGTTCGGTATTGACTTCGGTATCGGTTCGTCTATCGTGCTTGTTGGTAGGACTTCGCAAGGCACAGATTCAGAGACAGGGGAACTACGACCAGTATCTCTCAATGTCACTGGTATCTTAGTCACAGAAAGAAACGGTAATGTCCCTGAGCCAATTGTTGGTGTCGAGGAAGAGGATGACTGGATTCTTGGTGACGTTGACTTTGCGGAGGAAGACTGAACATGAGTGGCAAGGGTTACTACAAAACGTTCACAATTTCAACCGAAGCAGATAGTTCCGTTATTCATGGGGGTAGTTATTCTATCCCTGTGTCTAACGTGGATTTTGTTACTTGGAAGAAGAATGTGGAAACAGGTGAGTTTTGGGTCAAACTCCATACCCTATCAGGTAAGGAGATTAGACTGAGAGTCAACTTCAAGGAATTGAATGAGGTTCTAAGGGTAACTGGTAATTCCCTTGTAGAATATAAGAATGGTGATGACGATTATGGCAACATGGAATACTAAGAAGAAAGATGACAAGGAAAAGATGTCTTACGAGGAAAGAAGGGCTGCAATTAGAGCGCAACGTGCTGAGAGACTAAAGAGGGACAATGAGTTCCTTCTATGTAGTATCTTGGGTCACCCTAAAACGGGTAAGTCAGGTTCTGCTATGGATTGCAGAACGGAGCAAGAAATCAAGGATGGTTGGACTGTAAGGATTCTAGACCTTGATGATGGTGCGTTGGCAACTTGGGATGCTAACTGGGACAGAGATGAAGGTATAGATATCTACGTTCCTAATGAGAGACATGCGGATAAGACGATGGATTGGGATTCTACCTTCCAGAACTGTCTAGCATGGCTTGATGAAACCGAGGAAGAGATAGCCAAGGGCAAGGTAAAGGCCGTTGTGATTGATGGTATGGATAAGGTCTATGATGGGTCAGGTGATGTAATGCGTGAAGCATTGGTGAACATGAATCAAACTAGGCAGGGTATTATTCGTGATACTATCAATCTTAAGATACAACCCTTTCAGTGGAAGGTGAGGAATGATATCTACAAAAGGATACAAGATGGATTCATGGGATTGAACGCCCACAGGTTCATCATTACTCACCTGAAGCCTATCTATGACGGACCTAACCTAAGCGAAGGACCGTCTAGATGGGAAGCAGATTGGCACAAGAACACCCCACAGCGAATGCTTCAAACCATTTGGTGTGAGAAGATTGGTGTCGGTAAAGATGACATCTATCGTGCAACTCTCAGAGATTGCAAGACCAACTCTGATGCGGTAGGTAAGTCTTGGGATGTATTCAAGACTTACAACGATAAGGAAAAGAAGAACGAGTGGTTCGGAATTGATGCTCTGAAAGAAGGCAAGTTTTGAATTGGAGTGATGGGAGTATGCGTGAATTCACATACAATTGGGAACCGGAGGGATATACCGATGATGGCCCCGACCCTATCCTCAAGATAAGCAAGTCTTCACAGGGGCAGTTCAATTGGTGTCCTACAAAATACGACTTTAACTACAGACAGAAGATACCTCAGAAAATATCCCCTGCAATGGCAAAAGGAACTGACATTCACAATGCTAGGGAAGATATGTTCAAGGCGTATGACTTGGAGAAGGTATCTGGTGATATCTCCAAGGAGGATATTATCGACTACAACTACAGTCTCTATCCTATAGATGACCACACGGATATGTATTATGCTATGGCATGTTGGGATGCTGAGTTATTATTGAAGCACAAGGAAGCCGGAACAGTAGATAACTTCCTTCCTGTTGCTAATGAGATAATGATTGATGCTGATTATATGGTTCGTAAAAGAGACTACGACCATGTAGAGTTGCAGAACAACTATGTCGTGCATCTACAGGGAATAATAGACAGGGTATACTTTGAGCAGAATGAGAAGTTTCCTGAAGGTATCTATATTCCCTTTGAGTTGAAAACAGGTAAGTGGAGTAATAGTCCAGCGAAGGCTACAAGCATGAGACAAGAGATGGCTTTCTACAAGTTACTGTATGATGAGGCTTCTGATGCAACATTAGCAACGGTAGGACTAGACTCCCAATATGACATGGGCATGTGGGGATGGTATTATCCTACATCGAACCATATCACTTTGGAGAAGGTAAAGAAGGTCAGCACTACTGCATTGAAGAAGAAGATAGCATCTTTGATTCATGCATATGAGAAGAATGATTTCCCTGCTAATTATAGTGAATGGAATTGTCCGACATGTTCCTACTACGAGATATGTCCGGCAGCAGATATGGCAGGGTGGATATAATGGAAGGTAATGAAAATGAAAATAGAAATAGTGAAAACAGAATTAGAAGAGATGCTTGAAAGAGTAGAGATGAAGGGGAAATACTTCGATGGTGATACCGCTAAGGGCGGGGTATTGTCACCATATGCATATGCCTACAACAAGTTTGACAAGTTGTTTTTGTTGAATGGGGATAACACGACTGCGTGTCTAATCGTTAGTGAGGATGCATGTGTTAACTCTATCGATGATGGTGATTGTGTATTGGACATAGATAAGACCGTGAAGTATCTTTCTCCATTTGACACCAATGTTGTCTTCAATTCTCTAGGTGGTTACCTTGAGATGTCAGAAGATGATACCTTAGCCAAGTTACCCCTTGTGGTGGAACATCCGGCAAAGGGTATGATTGACTTGTTGAATGTTCGTGGCTTCGATACAATTGCGATTGTTGAAACTGGCGCAGATACAATGCCTATCTTTGGCAAGACTCAGTATGAAAGCAGAGTCAAGGTGAATGTAGCAGAACTAGAACTAGCAGTAAAGCACTGTGATAAGGTGAACAATGCTAGGTATGAGTTGAAGTTTCAGGTGAGTGGTAACGACCCGCGCCTGTCACTGTCTAGCGAGAGAAGCCATACAGACGGTATCAGCACAGAGATTACTGTTCCTGATTATACAGGTTCAGGAGCAACTGTCGAGTTTACAGGTAACATCCTGAAGTTCTTGAAGGGCGTTGATTACGTCACTATCTTCTTGAAGGATGATTCTCCTGTATTGTTCGTAACCGAGTCTTCCATCATGGTGAAGGCTCCATACTTGAGGAGATAATATGATAATTAACAGCACGAGTAGAGGAATATTTGTTCGTAGTAGAAATGAAGACAACGAGGTTTCTCAAGAGACTATTCCTTATGGTGAATTCAAACCATACTTCTTCGTATTGGAAGATGCACCTGAATTAACGAGCCTACCATGTAGTGATAGTAACGGTAGATTTGATTTGAGGATTTCATATGACGCTGTTGGTGATTGGCAGAATCTTGAGAAGAAGCCATTGAAGAAAATCACATGGTCACCAAGTAAGCCTGAGTTTGGTAGAACGATAAGGAACTACTACGAGAATCATAATCATCCTACTTACGAAGCAGATGTTCCAACTCACTTCAGGTATGCAGTAGATGAGATACAAGAGATGCCTGTGTTCAATATGCGTAAGTGGTATTGGGATATGGAGTGGATGCAAGGTGGTGAACATGATGGTGCTATCACTTGTATTGTCAGATACGACAGTTATGATAAGGAGTATCAAACGTATGTTTGGTATCCAGACACACCTACTGGCACAGATTCGTATGAAACTTGGGAAGAATATTGTAATAGCCTGTGGGCGGGAAACAAAATCCGCGTATTTGAAACCGAGAAGAAGATGCTACAGAGATTTCTACGAGATGTAGTTCACACTGACCCTGACATGCTTATCTCTTGGTTCGGTTGGAAGTTCGACTTGCCTAAGTTAATCACAAGATTGTTACATCACAATTTGGATGCTCAGTTACTTTCTCCTTGTGATGAGGTGACTGGTGTATATTGGGATAGGAAGAGTAAGAAGATAGTTATGAACAAGAACAAGGTGAACAACTATTCTCCTGTATATCAACCGATTAAGGGTAGAATATGCGTTCCCTTGGATATGGCGTTTGAGAGACAGTGGTTGGATTCCCAAAGAGGAACCTTACCTTCTATGGCTCTTGATTATATCTCCGAGACAGTTCTTGGAAAGAAGAAACTAGTCAGTGAGAAGTTTCCTGATAAGAATGAGTTCTTTGCTAGGGCTTGGCTTGAAGATGAAGAAACGTATCTACTCTATGCTAAGATAGATGTTGAATTGCTAGTTGAATTGGATAATACCAATTACATTACCGAGGCAATCCTATCTTTACAGAGGTTACTGAATGCACCATTCGATGCGTGTTTTCATGCTAGTAAGATGGGGTCAATTTACTTCATGAAGAATGCTCCATGGAAGGCTCCTACAGGTCAAAGAGGTGAAAGGCGAGCATATGACGGCGCGATGGTCTATGACCCGCTCAGTGAGGCTACAAATGGCCTTCATTGGGGCGTAGCGGCATTTGACTTCGCTGGTCTATACCCAAGCATGATAATTTCCCGCAATATTTCGTGGGAAACTGTTTCTTTGAGTCTTCC